TATACGAGAGCCATGTACTGCCGCACGATGTCAGGGTAAGGGAGCTAGGCTCAGGTAAGTCTCGCCTGGAGACACTTGGCGCCCTGGGGGTGAGGCCAATCACTATAGCTCCGCAGTTGATGGTCGATGATGGTATACAGTCTGTGCGCTCCATGCTCCCCAGGTGCTGGTTCGATGAGGAGAAGTGCGAGCGAGGCATTGATGCTATCCGGCAGTACCGTCGAGACTATGACGACAAGGGCATGACCTGGCGTGGACGACCTCTACACGACTGGACCTCTCACTGCGCCGATGCGCTGCGATACCTGGCTGTCGGGTACAAGCCCACATCATCTAGCTGGGGTGAGCCACTACGCCGTAACCTACAAGGCATTGTGTAGTCAATATGATATAATCGGGCCTTTATTATTTGACCGGATTTAGTTATGGCTGTTAAAGGTTTGTTGGGGTTGGCGAAGGCTGCAAAAAATTATGGCAATACGCCGCTGCCTGGTGCTCCGATGCCGGCTAATGTGCCAGGCGCGGGGCTAGTCAACATAGGCCCAAATCCCGCCGCAGAGCAGGCGGCTATCCAATATTCTCAAAGCTCAGGCATTCCCTACACACCAGTCACATCTTTTATGCCTGCAGACCCTCAGTTCGGCGCAAGAGTTGCCAGAGAATACGAGCTGATGCCTCACGATCCAACAAATCGTAGAGTGCAGCAAAGTTACGGTGCCTTAGCCGATGAGATTGCAGGTCAATATGAGGCTATGCTGAGAGCAGGGATTAAGCCTGAGTTTAACCAAAACCCGTACCCTCAGAGCCCGTATCTTGGGCTAATGGATATGCTAGAAACAGGCAGACTGCAGGTCTATCCAACCAGAGCTGGTTTCGGGATGGACGATGCTTTTGATGCGTCACAAAACTTATTGCTTGCCGAATCACCATTTAAAATTAGCGGACAGCCAGCAACTTACAATGACCTATTTAGGGCTGTGCATGATTTTCAAGGGCACGCGAAGGTGGGAGCCGGGTTTAGAGGCGCTGGAGAAGAGATGGCATATTTGTCCCATGCTGGTACAATGTCACCAGATGCTTTAAAAGCATTAGCATCAGAAACCAGAGGCCAAAACAGTTGGTTAAATTATGGTCCTTTTGGGGATGCAAACAGGACTGCTGGAATAGACGATACTGTTTTTGCAGAACAAAAATCAGGGCTGCTGCCAAACTGGGCCATACAAGAAAGGTTGCCGGAATTAGATGCTAGACGAAGAAGATTTAATGAGCTTAGAGCTCAGTATAATACAGGGCTTGAGGGAGCAATTGACGATTCAGGAAACCTCTCCCTTGTACATTATTCGGCCAAACCAATTGAGCGAGTCGACCCGAATTTCCATGGAAAAGGACTTTCTGGAAGAACAAGAGAAGAGCTTAATCGCAGCTATTCAGAAGACTTTGTCCCAAGAAGCTATTACGGAATAGAGGCCGACGTCAATCCATATGTTAAAGAATTAGGGCTGGGCTCAAACAAAGTCGAAACTCAAATTGATGCCGCGCAAATTTACGACGCAAAGAAAGACCCTGAAGGGCTATGGAAAGATGGCAAAAGAGATGTCACTAAATCTGAAAAAAATCTGTGGGACAAAGGATACAGCGGGTATTTTGTTAATCATCCACGGCTAGGCAAGGTTGCGGCAATTTTTGACCCCCTGGACGTCACCAAGAAATTAATGGTGCCACTGGTGCCAACCGCTGTTGCTGGACTTACTGCCACAATGGTAACTCAAAAAACTGAGGCAGCTCCTGCAGGGTTGTTGCGACAAGCTGCTCCAGTCGCAATGACAGGCTTACTTAGCGCAGGCATGAGCGAAGATAGTGATGCGAGTATTTTAGGGTCTCTGTCGAAGCTTGGTGCTGGGCGGCAAGACCTTCTGGGAATGGCTCAGAAAATGGCAAACGAGGGCATGGATGTGCAGAGCATCCGAGAGCGTACCGGCTGGGAGATTGGAGCAGACGGTCAGTGGAGAACGGAGCTGCCTAATACAAATACAAAAATAAACATTCCTGAAGTAGCAGAGGGCAGTCAATACTATTCCGGGACTATTGCTGATGTCATTGATGACCCAGAGCTGCTGTCTCAATATGAAAAAGGCGGCAGAAAGCCCACTATTAGAGACATGGAAGGTGAGATTGAAGAATACGGGTCTCGCGGCTTTTTTGGTTCTTTAGGTGATATTGCTTTTACAGTCGATAAGGATATGCCGGAAGGGCAAGGGTTCCACCGAGAAGGTTATTTTGATGAGTTTGGTGAAAGGTATCCCGAAACAATTGTTATCAGCGGCAAAAGCTCGCCAGCCGAGCAAAGAGCAACATTGCTGCATGAGCTTCAGCACTCAATCCAGGATAGAGAAGGGTTTGCGGCTGGAGGCAATCAGAAACAGTTTGCAGAAGAGGAAAGAATAAAAGATTCTTTTTATGAGCGCGTAGGATTGACCCCCACTGGAAGTGGCCGACTGCAAGAGCTGGAACAAAAAATAAGCGATGTTGGTCAACGCTCTATGTCTTTGCAAGAGATGAGTGACCTAGAGCGCCTCCGAGTCGAAAAACAAATTTCTGACAGGTTTAATGCCGATACGGTTGGCGAGGCAGGCGCAAGGTCTCCCTATGGTATGTACAAAGGATTGATGGGCGAGGTTGAGGCAAGAAATGTTGAAACCAGGGACAAGATGAAACCTGATTTTCTTAGAGCAACCCCCCTGGAGTTGTCGGAAGATGTGTTCGAGCCTAGAAGCCAACAGATTTTCAGGGCAGGCAGTGACGATGAGCTCTTTCGGGAGCTTGAGTATTTAAAATATCCTGACGTTAGGTCAAATGCTCCCGAATACCGCGAAGCCCCTGTAGTGCAGGAGCAATCATTTGGCGACATGGTTAACGAGTACGCCAACATTAACCAGAGAGCCCAGGCAGCAGAAGCCCAGAAGTTTGGCTTATTGATGCGTGAGGACGCCAGGTTGCGTGACATGGGGTCTGCTGCATTTGGCCAGGTATCTCCAGAGCTGGCTGCATACCGCCGCTCACAGATACTGCCGACCATTGGTGAGATGGGAATGGGAGCCCTTGAAGGGGCTGTCGATACAGTAGACTTTGTGTCTCAGCTTCCTACAGCCATATCCACTATGACCATGCCAAAGCGCACCCCCTTGCGTGATCGCCTGGGCGGCCTTCTAGACTACAGCTTTGTGGATGAGAGGGATCAAAGGGCCAGGGACGAGGCTAGATTGATTGGCGGGTTATTAAGCCCCATTTAATGGTATAATCGGCCCAATAACTGGAGGCCATAATGGCAATAAGCACATACAGCGAGCTGCAGTCGTCAATGGCAGACTTCTTGAACAGGTCTGACCTGACTTCTGTGATCCCGACCTTTATTGCGTTGGGCGAGGCCAGGATGAACCGAGACATCCGTCACTGGCAGATGGAGAACAGGGCATCGACTACAATTGACGGCCAGTACCTAACCAAGCCAGGCGACTGGGTTGAGACTATACGTCTGCACCTAACCGGCCAGAACACCTCTGCGATGGACCTGTTAAGCACTCAGGCCATGGCTGACAAGCGCCAGGGCTCAGAGAATGTAGCAGGCAAGCCAAGATACTATGCCCACTCTGAGGGCCAGTTTGAGGTATTCCCTACCCCTGACGGCTCATATGCTGCTGAGTTGCTATACATCCAGCAGATACCCTCTCTCAGCGACAGCGCGACTACAAACTGGCTGCTGACATCATATCCAGACATCTACCTGTACGGCTCACTACTGAACTCTGCACCATACCTGGCTGAAGATGGCCGGGCTGAGGTGTGGGCTCGATTGTATGGTGAGGCGGTAGACAAACTAAACTTAACTTCTGAACAGGCAGCTTATTCTGGTGTTGGCCTGACAACTAAAATACGAGGACTCGGATGAGCTTTTCAAACTTCTTAGAAACAGAGGTCTTGGACCATGTGTTTGGTGGCAACGCCTACACAGCGCCAGGGACTTTATACACTGGACTATACACTTCAGCGCCTAGTGATACAGGCGGCGGTACAGAGCTGTCAGGTAGCGGCTATGCTCGCCAGGCTACAGCATTTACTGTATCGGGTGACACTGCTAGCAACACATCTGCAGAAGAGTGGGCAACAGCTACAGGCTCCTGGGGAACTATTACCCACGTCGGTGTATTCGACGCAGCCACAAGCGGCAACCTGCTAGCCTATGGCGCATTGACTGCAAGCAAGACAATTGCTACTGGTGACGTGTTCCGCATCCCTGCTGGCGACCTGGATATC